AGGACTTACATCAGCAATATCTACGTTGTAAAAGATCCTGCCAATCCTTCCAATGAAGGTAAGGTGATGTTGTACAAGTATGGCAAGAAGATCTTTGACAAACTCACTGCTGCTATGCAACCCGAGTTTGAAGATGAGGAAGCAATCGATCCGTTCGACTTCTGGCAAGGTGCTAACTTCAAACTGAAGGCAAAGAACGTTGCTGGTTATCGTAACTATGATTCTTCTGAGTTTGCCGCACAAGGCGCACTCTTGGACGATGATGACGCAATGGAAGCAATCTGGAAGAAAGAGAACTCTCTCGCTGAGTTCACTGCTGCCGATCAGTTTAAGGACTATGACGCACTGAAGAAGCGTCTTGATTATGTTCTGGGTAACAAGGGCACCCCTCGTTTCCAAGATCAGGAAACTGTTGAGGCGGAGGAAGATTTCCGATCTTCTAGTCGTGGTGTTGCTCCTGCAGTAACTTCTACTCCTGGTGACTTTAATGCAGAGGACATCGTGAGTTCTAGTTCTTCTAGTGGTGAAGAAGATGACGCAATGGCATACTTTGCTAAACTTGCTGAGGAGTAAAGTCTGATTACCATAGTGATGCCGCAGAGTTACTTCTGCGGTTTCATTCTAGATCTTTTATGGACCGATCAATCTGGTATTATCTGTAACTGATAATCTCGAATTAATTGTATGACTACTATCTTCATAGTACATAATATTTCTCATATCATTCAAGAATATCTGTAGATATGATGGTTTCATTAATTGAATCTTTCTTTTCTTTTCATTCTCTATAGTTTCATATTCATAGTTACTAACACCAGTTACTGGACTAATATCTGCACTAACTGCTTTATAATCAATATTTGTTGATTCTGGTCTTACACCAACATAAAAGTTTCCATTAGTAGAAGCATCATAAGGAGTTGGAATAGTAAAAGTTTGATCTACAATTTGTCCTGCTGGTAAAATTAATCGACCAATTTTATCTCTAACCTCAATGGTTTCATAGTGGTGAACATTATTCATCTCTGTGAGACCATATTTATTTTCAACATACCTATAGAGATCATAGTTAGAAAGTGGCCATTCATCTTTGATATTAGTAATACCTGCAGTCAGGATTACAACCCAATCCAGGTCTGCTTTACCATAAAAGATCTCTGCGACATTATCTGGTCGCTGTATATCTAAGATTGTATACTTATCAAAAAAAGCAACTTTATCCGTAATATAGTCTTGAAGTTTGACTCTACGGAATAAGTTTTTAATTAGTACATAGTCTCTAGAAGAAACTTTGTCTAAAAGAGTTGATTGATATAAAAGATTTGGTAGTTCTCTGAAATAAGACATTAGTAACCTACACCTCCTGCTAAGTATCCATCCTCTTGATCTTCATAATCCTCTGCATAGATTGGATTGATTTCTTTGAATTCACATAAGACTTGAATATGAACTGGTGTACCATCTGGATAAGTTGCATATGTTCCAGATGCTGTATAGTTAACACTCAGTTGTGCTAAAGAACATATTTTAAATCGATTCAAGAATGGATGTTCTCTTTGTCCAGTCACATATTCCAATTGAAATACTTTAGGTGAACCAATGAACAGTGCGGGATTGCTTCCTTTTTTTGGTACCATTGATGATTTTAGACATCTAATAATTGCCATTACTTCTTTTGCTTCAACTTGATCTCTTGGTGTAAAATCAAATGTAAACGGAAATGATCTAAGAGTTACGCCACTAAACAAGAGTTCAAGATTTGATTGTAGGATTTGTCCAGTTGCCCTAGAAATTACTGAGTTAGGACTCACGTTAGCACCTAAAGTATTGAGTGCTTTCCCAGCAAGACCTGATTGTATTGTGCTTATAGTACCTTTGTCTAGTCCTTTAAATTCACCTTTGGTTAGTCCTTCTATAAGTGGAAGAGCGGATTGAGGACCACCCTCCATAAATGCTGTAGTGCCTTGCAATCCAATAGCTTGTAGTGGATTTAATGAATCTTCAGAATAAGATACTGCTAACGCATCACTGATTTGTTGTGGAATTGGTAGATATATGTATTTTGTATTTTTTTTCTTTACCTTATCCGGATTTCTTTGAAAAAAGTCAGAAGCTGCCTTAACGTTTAATTTTTCAAGATTTACGCCTGCAATTTCTCCTTTTGGATTTTTTGTTAAAAGACCATCAAGACTAAAAAGATTAGAAGCACCAGTATCACTGGTTCTAAATTGATCAAATATTGATATGTATAAAGCATCTGTGGTATTTGATAACGCTTCTCTTGGATATCGATAGACCTCTGGTCCAGTATCTGCATTGTTAGGATTATTTTTGGTATTACCACCACCTTTCTCTGTAGAATTGGCAGCATCCTGTGCTTTCTTTGCTGAAGCTCTCACCCTACCATCAAATCTGGGATCATAACCTCCCCTTGCACTAACATCTCTATCTCTAATATCTGCCATTTAAATGGTTTTTATTTATTTAGCCGCCAACTTTAAAATCTCTGATAGGTAGCATCATAACGTCTCTAAGTTCTGATGGATAAATTTCATAAATGCCATCAGATATAACTTCACTTGCAAGATAATTTCTTATTGATTGACCTTTTCCTAACCAATGAAAGTTCTGACCTATCCAACCTCTATCCGATACGTTTCTTATCTGTACCACAGGGTTCCTATCATATCGGATACCTGGAGTGATTGCAACATATTTGTAGACGTATAACTTTCCTGGAACTGGCGCATCCGCTTTTTCAAGGACTTCAAGTAGTTGATTCATAACGATATCTGGGTCTCTGACACCTATTACTTTATTTGTTACAGTGCGAATCCTATTACGATTTTCATCAGTGTCTGTGGGTCTCTGAGATGCCTCTGCCGCTGCTCTTGCTGCCCTTTGTTCAGCAAGTTTCCTTCGTTGTGACTGTAAGAGTGTTTCCCTCTTTTTGATTGCCATTACTTGATACCAAGTTCTTTTTCTGTCATAACTTTGAAGTCCCACATTCTATCTTTGCAGTATTCTTGTGCTGCTTCCCACTTTGCTTGATTTTTGACATATTCAAATGCCTCATTCAAGTATTTTTTTGTCTGTCTCTTAGGTTTAGGTGGAGGTGAACATTGCCTTAAAGGTTTTACTTCAATAAGAGATGATCTAACTCTACCATTGACATCTTTATACTTGATAAAGAAGTCTGGAAAATATCTATGAACTCGATTATCAATAGGAGATCGGTATGGAATACAAAATTCTTCTGACTGCCACTCTATAATATTTGTATTATTGTCACAGTAAACCATAAACTTGCGTTCCCAAAGAGAACGGTATATTATATTAGTAGGATCTCCCTTATATTTTTTAGGATAAGATGGTTTGTATTTTCCCTTATATGACATCTAAATAACTAAACAATCACCTATAATATATTTAGAGTGCCTAGACCATTACCGAAAAAAATATCTCAAATAAAACCAGTCATAGGAAATGTTGCACTAACCTCACACTATATGGTGCAGTTTGGTGGTCTTGCTGGTACTTTAAGAAAATACCTGGGTCAGAGGGGTATTGATAGTAGATATATTACTGAGACAATTGGACTTTTATGCAGTAGAGCAATCCTACCTGGTAGTGGATTTGCTACAGCAGATGTTGTGGGAAATTTTATGGGTGTTGCAGAGAAATTTGCACATACCAGAATATTCACTCCAATGACTATGGAGTTTTATGTTGATAATTCATATAGATCTTTAAAGTTTATTGAGCATTGGATGGAGTTTATTGCTTCAGGAACTGAATTTACTGATGGAGTAAGTAATTTAACGCCAGGATATTATTATAGAATGAATTATCCGAAGCAATATAAATGTGATCAAACTGTAATTACAAAATTTGAAAAAGATTATAAGAGGTATATTGAATATAGATTTTATGGTCTGTATCCACTTTCTTTAGATTCTACTACAGTTTCATATGAAGGTTCTAATATCTTGAAGGCTTCAGCAACATTTCAATATGACAGATATGTCTCTGGACAATCAAGTTCTCTTGCAAGTTTCTTAGGGACAACTAGTAATAAAGATGGACTTGATTCTGGAACTGGAACTGGAAATCAGTCACAACGAGCGCAACAGAAATTAGCAAACGGTTTTAATAATTCTAATAGTAATTCTTCATCAGGTACTGACTTTTTATCTGATGCTGCTATTCCCCGATTTACTGGATTGAGTAATAGTGGAGAATTCTTTAAATCGGGTAGTAGTATATTGAATGATGATATCATCAATGCTTCCTGGTCTTCAGAATTTAAGTTCCTCTGATAACCCCTCTAAATAATTTTACTGACGTGCATGAATTGTAATGCCTTTACCAAAAATTTCTACACCAACTTATGAGTTGGCGATCCCTTCTACTGGAAAAAAGATCAGGTATAG